CTCCTTATTTGTAGCCTTTTGTTTGTGCGGCGAAATCTTGAATTGCTTTCAAGAGGTCTTGATCCGTCGCGTCTTCGTCAATGCCGTAATTCTGCATTGTTTGTTGATAAATTTCTTCGCCCTGTCCAGCAACATAAGACCCCACATCTGAGGCTACGTCACCAACTTCTTTAGCGGCTTCCGCCGCAGTGATTGCTTTTCCGACAGGAGTACTCTTCACTACTCCCTTTGCGGCTTTTGCTTCTGGGCTACCCAGTAACTCCCGCACCTCTGGAAAGTTTCTGTTTAGAATGTCGCCCATTGTTTGAGGCTTTTCTTCAGCGTCCTCAAATGCGCCAGTCTTAGCGGCACTCCTCAGGTAATAATCGGCTAAATTACTTAGTTGATCGAACGCACCTTCGGGTAGCTTGAGACCTTGCTGTTTCTCTTCGTCTCTTTCAGCCGCTTTTCTCTCGCGGTCTGCTTGCAGGACTCCTTGCTTACCTTCTTCAACTTGAAGTTGTACTTCGGCCTCTTTCTCGCCGAGAGCACGAGCTTCTGAAGGCGGAGGAAGCTTTGAAATCTTATCGAGGCGCGTCGCCACCTCTTCGGTAATTTTAGTCTGTGTCTGCGCTGTCTGAAGTTCTTGATCGGTGATCTTTGTGCGTATCGTGCTCTCTGTTAGCTCTTGTAGTAACTCAGGGTCTACATCACTTGGCAACCCAGCGATAACAGAGGGTAAGCTGTTTGCAGTTGAGATTTGCCCGCCCTCGAGGGGTACGGCTCCCGCTTGAGGATCGTAACCCGCCCCGTATGACAGTTTGCCGAGAATTTCGCCACTGCCGTTTTCTGGCGTGTATCCCGTGTACGCTTTTTGTGCTTGATCTTTACCGACGTGACCAAACATGTAGTTGAGGGCGTCCCCTGTAACTCCAAACTGTTCTTGTACTGAGCGAAAAACAGCAGAACGTACAAGAGACGGGGAAGTAACTACGCCGCCTGTTCGAGAACTCGCAGTTTCTTCAACGTACTTAGCCATGATCTCAGAAACACTCTCCCCACTTTTACGTGAGGCGTCATTTCTGTAACGTACTAGCACGTCTCCTTGCTGAGACAGATCAGGAATTGGGATGTCGTAGTTTGTATTTATCCACTTAGAAAAAGACCGAGCATTCTTAATCGGTAGCTTATCCAGATGGTTTTCGAGAAGGTACTTCTTGCCTTTGTCAAAGGCGTAAGTCAACTTAGCTTTGTTAACGTCTTTAAATAAGTTTACGCCACCCGCGTCATACGCTTCTTTTACTACGTCGTAGGCGGGAGAGCCTTCGGGAAAAACAACTTCGGGACGACGTTTGTTTGCCGATCCAGCGGAAGCAATCCTAACGGCATTTTCTTCAAACGTTACGTCACTCGCTTTGATGGCGTTTGTGCCGACGAGGTGGTCGACTCGAATCCCCGTGTTACGGTGATACATCATCGCCAACTGAGTATTTCTATCGGAAACCTGCTCGAGTGTCTTTGTGTAGTAGTCGTCAAATTGCTCTAACGGAATTAGGCCAGACATCGGGCGGAACTGATCCGAAGTTTTTTGTACGCCTATGAATCCATTCTGTTGAGCGTAGTTTCCTTTATTTGTAATTGTGGGGTAAACGAGAGTGCTGACGTCCTCAGAACTTTCTGACTTCGACATACGCTCTAGTTCAGTACCCTTGATCAGCGGACGAAACGTCTTTTCAAGTGCCTGTAAAATACCCCATCGATTCTGCCCTGTATCCGAGTAATCCGGATCAAAGTTCTCGAGAACATTAACGTCTGTTAAATCACTGTACTTTAAGTTTTCTGAGAGCCCTGTTGCTTCAAAAAAGTTTGGCCGATTGGGGCCGGAGCTTGAAAGTAAGGGATTTACACGGGTTTTTTGGTCTTGAGACGAGTTAGGATCGTCCTTGACATACGCCGCCGCCTCTTTTAAAGTGAGCGTCTGGTCTTTTAACTTTTTTAAGACTTCTTGTTTAGATAGTGCCATTTAGTAACCAAATGTGGTATCTTGAGGTTGAAAGACGCTGTTTTTAATAGACTGGAGAGACTTGTGAATGCTAGCGTAGCCGGAAGTTCGAGTCATGAGCATATATCTCAACGCATCGTACGCATGATCTTCCGCTTTCGTGTCTACATCCTCACTGTTGCTCTTAGAGAGGGGAATGCCAGCAAGTTGGCGGACGGTATTCGTACACGTGTTAAATATTTTAAGAGTTGGTTCACCCGTAAATTCGTTGTCGCCGAGACGGCGGTGAATCTCCATCTTACCTGCTATACGACTTCTATCCGAGGGAGTCCAACGACATCCCATACGAATCATAGTCTCTGCAATTGACGGCCCGTACCCTGTACGGTTCCAGCATGATGAATCGAGAACAGCATAATGCGGATTCGGATCATACTGTTCCATTTCTAATATTTTAGCGGCAAGTTGTTCCGCTGTAAAGTGTTTTACGTATAATTCGCGGTAAATCCAGATGTTGTTGTCCCAATCGATTGCACCCCAGAGTACACACGAAGGGCTAGCGTAGCCATAATCCGCGGCTCTGATTCTCGGCCAATTTGTCGGGAGATCATATGGGTCAACGCAGTGTCTAATTTTGCTAAACTCTGGGAAGGCGCATCCTTCTGCAACGTCCCAGTCTCCGTCGAGTAACCGTTTTCTCTCTGTTTCGGGGAGGGAGAGGAGCATTGCTTCGTATTGGCCGTCGGCCATAAGGAATGGGTTATCGGTGAGACGTGCTGGTACAAATTTACGCCAATATAGTGGTTTTCCGGCTTTATCATGATGATCGGGGTATACGAGAGGTTTTTCAGATTCTAAGTCTGTCGGAATAAAAGCTTTTCCAGCTTCTCCTTGATCGATGTACATCTTTTTGACCCACCAACCGCCGACACCTCCGGGGTTTGCAGTACATCGCATCGAGAGATTGGCAGATAGTTCGGGATCGGTAGATCGCAAACGAGAACGGAGATACTCCCAGACGTAAGGCGTAGGGTATTGTGTAACTTCGTCAATTGCGATCCAGTTAAAGGCTTGCCCCTGATATCGTGTAACATCTTTGTCTTTATCCAAGTACGAGAACCAAATAGTGGCCCCCGATGGAAAGACCCACGTAGACTTACTCTCGCGGAAGATGGCACCGGGGAACGCTTTTGGGTATAATTGCTTTGATTTTGATATGAGTTCCGTTAGCTCATCCAGAGTACGCCGCAGTAAAAGACCGCGGTGATTAGGATTATGGCAATAACGTAGAGGGTCTGCCAAAAGCGCAAAGGACTTGCCCCCTCCAGCCGCTCCACCATAGAGTACGTCTTGTTCAGGAGCGGAGAGAAACTCTTCCTGAGGGCCGGCGTTCGGCTTAAAGACAACTTCAGACTCTCCAACCAATTCTTGAACCGCAGAAGGTAGACGTTGTACATCCCCCATATCAATAACCGCAGTCTTTTCACCTTTGAGTGCATTTTCCACCTTTTTAGCGGCTTTAATCCGCTGATTTGCTCTTTGATTTTGCTTATCGGCCGCCGCTTTTTTTCTTGCGGCCTCCTTTTTCGACCTCGTTATCGATGCTTGTGTTGCCCGACGTGCTTTTTCAGCAGTTGAGAGGTGATAACGGCTTTTGGGTGCATTTGGGTCTTTCTTTGGGCGTCCGCGCTTCGGCTTTGAGGCCGGCGCGTCCGGTGTTTCGTCGTTACTCACCGTGTTCTATAACCATCTCTTTCTTCGGCGGGAGTAATACCACGCCATGAATTGCGGTGACGTTATGATTGAAGGTTTCTTGCTTGCCCAATCCAATTCTGTTGAGTAAGGATTCAGCCGCTTGGAGGCGTATATTATCTCCACGCTCAATTTCAGGTGCATCGATAGTGGCAACCAGCTTATTTGCCGCTTTGATAGCCCCTCCTGCGAGGATACTTCGTGATCTTTCGATGATTTCATCAGCGAGACTGTCCTTTAGGTGACCGATTGAGCCTTTTGAGTAGCCGGCAACCTCACATGCAACAGAAAAATTACCGTTGTTTTCAAATAAGGCATCGAGAAACTGTTGCTGTTGGTCAGATAACTGACGTTTTTTCTGAGTTTGAGGGAGTAGGTTCATTTTTTTATCACATATAAGAGATAATTAGAAAAGAGGCACCCGAAAGGCGCGGTTTAGAACTCGTATGGGTAAGGGTTGATGCTAAATAAGAGCGGTTTCTCGTACCGCCGAGTTTCGGGTACATTCATATTATGTGTGCGGATAGTTACTATGTCAATTCTAATTAAAATAAAAATAAAAAGTGCTGTCTACGTATTGACGAAATGGAAAACTGACAGTACAATGGGACTGTAAGCCCGCTGGGAATATACATACTGTTCCCACACACAGTTCCCCGATCCTTCCCCCCGAAACCCGTGGCGAGTACCCCCTTGCTCCCACGGGTTTTTTGTTGGGGGCCGTCGGGAAATCCGTTGGGGGCCGCGGGGATACCTGTGGGCCGCCGGCATGTGAAACACTCGGGGATGTTTCACGGACCCCCCCTTTCCAAAACCAAAAAAAATATCGACAGATTGCTAGCGCTCGCTCTAGGGGGGCGGGGTGGCCCTTGCCTACACCCCAATAGAATAGCCTACTAAGATCGCTGACTTGAGGTCTGGACAGTGACACAGGCTGACCCCTAATCATCGCGGCATTTTACCTGCCGGTTAATTGTTCGCGCCCCCGTGTGTACCCAAACTTGGACTGACAGATCACAATCGGGGCGCCCGTTTGGCAATCCCGAAAAAGAAGCCCCCCTATCATCCCCCCGTGTCCATTTCGGATTTCCGGTGTGTCTGCCCCGTGATACATAGAAACTACGGACACATAGAAAAAGCAAATATCCCAGTCGTGGTAAGGCCTCAGGTATTTTTCTGGGTGCTCGGCGGTCAACCGGTGGAAGCCCCAAAGGTTGGCCGGCATGGGGGGGCAAAAAAAAGGGCCCCGAAGGGCCCGAAGAGGGAATGCTTTAGGGCCTTAGAGGCCTTCGGATGTACCGACAAGCGCGGCCTTTTCCATGCGGCCGAGAACACCGGCGAGGTCTTTCGCAAACTTAACGCGGTTCTCCGATACGTAAGCATCGATGTGACCGGTCTTTTCGTCGCGAGTTGCCCAACCAACAGTATCGACAATGCGCTTGAGTTCGTTGAGTTGCTCGGCGGTGAAGTTCAAGGTTGTTTCAGTTTTCATGTTTGATCCCCTTAGATCTGGAAGTTTGTATTATCGCTGACCCCATCGGCCAGTGATTGAAGACTAACAACACCCCGCGAAGTTTTCAAGTCTGCGACGCCATGATGTCGACAGACGTGAAGCATCTGGGTGACTGTCTGGTCTTTGACTCCGAGCAATCGCGCCACATGTTCGCGATGCATCACGCCATATTCGTTCAGGATGGCCAACATCCGGTAGTGGGTCGCGTAAAGGCGGCGATCCTCCTGCCGTGATTTCAGATCATCGGCGGCGCGTACTAGGTCGCCGGCCTGATCCTTGTTGCTGACTGACTGGTCGTAGAGTCCGTCCAGTTTTTCAACTAGGTCGCTCAAAAGCTCTTGCACCTTCTCAACCTTGTAGGTCGTGGCGTTGAGGTCGGTGCGTAGTGTGCCGAGATCGTGCTTAAATTCGTTCAATGTTTTCATGGTTTCAAACCCTCAGTTAAACAATAGCGTTGATGATGATGATCAAAGTAATGATCACCAGTGTTTTGTAGATGAAGTTAATAATGGCTTCAATCATGCGGCCTGTTCCAGTGCTAGCCAGTGTGGCGACTCGAGAACCTGACGCACCTTAGCTTCCCGTTGGAGTCTGATCCGGTGCGGATTGGACTTCTCTCGGCCAGTCGTAAGTTCGGACACTGTGCCGTCTTCGTTCTGGCGTTCCCATGTTTCGTCGACGTGGGTCGCCCAGTGTGTCAGGGCATTGTATCCGGCCCACATGCTAGAACCGAGTTCGCGCTGTTCCTCATTGAACCGGTGGTTCATATAGTCCAACAGACGGCCATTAACGCGAGTGGTCGGGTCAACCGAAAGTTGCGCGGCCTCCCCTCCTTTCTTGCAGATCGTATTCTCGAGAATCGTGATCCACTGGGACGGGTGCAGATCGATCGTGCGCCACTTGTTCATTTGGTCACGGTGCGAGTTGAACATACCGAGACCGAGAGTGCTCTTCTCGATCATGGCCGAGACGCTGAGGTTCGAGGTGTGCTTCCGTTTCTGGTGGTAGGCTTTCTGGCCGCCAAAAACACAAGTGTTACGGCAGTAATCCCGATAGGCTCCCGAGAATACTTGGAAAGACCAAGACATATCGACGGAGTTCACGATATCGGCGCGGGCTGTTATCCCTTGTCCCTTCCCGTCGATGTCGAACGTGAGGTCGTTGAAGTAAACAGCGCGGGTGGCGCGGCGGCCTTCATCGAAGATACGGTCGACGACTGTAAAGTTATCGTGGGGCAGGGAGTTATTGCGAAGAATGCTCTCGGCCTGTTCTTTGAATGCTAAAGCGTGATCAACCAGTTTGTAAGTTTTGGTAACCGGCGGCGATCCCAAGAGTTTCTGTGTATTGCTGTTTCGGAGTGCGTAGTATCCGTCGATCAAATTCCGATCACGGTCATACATCGCTTCTTTCTGTACGCTTCCGAGTTCACGGAAGAAGTCAACGTCAAGCGGATTGCTGTGCGTAAATTCCAAACCATCTTGGATACGCTGAGCGGTGCGCTCTGGTGTTGTTACTATTGCGTTCATGGCTAAAAGCCTCCTTGTTGCCGGTCGGCCTGTCCGATCCGGTAGGTATGTTGTATGTCAAAAAAAGACATACTGCAAGCATTATTTGAATCGAATCAATCGCTTGAGATCGATCCGAGATCGTATGAGATCACGCGCGCGCGTCCAAAGTGTGGTGGGTCGGTGGTGGGTTAGTAGTAGTTGCCGCTCTACCCTTTTTTCGAGTTCCAAATCGTGATTGCCGCTGACAAATTTAATTGGAAAATTGCTGACAGTTTTTTTTGACAATTTCATTTTGAACCTCAGTGCGTCTTAAAAATGATGTTCTTATCGGGAGCATCCCAACACAAAGAACACGTAGTACACGCCGCCGTTTTCCCTTCCTGCTCTGGACACACGATACCGGTCGTCCCGAGTTCCTCACTGTTCGCACTAAAGCGCATATCGGTATCAGACCACCGCACAAACCACCGCTCTGGAAACGCAACTCGGTTTGTAAACAGTTCCTTATATATGTCGGAATTAGTGTGGGCAGTGTGGTGGGTATATCCCCAGACATAAAGATTCTCATTCAACACCATAAGCGTACGCCACAACAGAACGTAGTCGGTACTGTAGAAGTCCCCAAGTACGTGCAAGCGAACCAGTACTTTGCGTCCCTTGTCTGCGGCCTTTCGACACTTCTCCCCTACCTCCTCAAACAAACGATTCTCGAGTTCCTTACCATGTTCGAGACGGTGGGCAAACGGCATGTTATTACCATAGCAATCGTCCCAGTGTCCGCATGAGGTCGGGCAAGTTTCGCGCTCGGTCAGTGTTAGAGTATAAACTTCAGCACCTTTAAGCTTGCCTTTCTTTACGTACCTACCTGCGCTTCCGATTTTCGCGCTCGATGGCTTTTTCAAGACCTCGTATGGATAGTCTGCGAGCGTTCTCTTGCTTTTCTGATAACGTGTGCTTGTTAGTTGCATAGTTTGTTTCTCCACTAAAAGTGTAATGTTTTTCGTCGTTCGCTCTCCAATCCGCTAGGGCTTCCGGATGGCATATCGTACGTGGTCTCATGCGTTCGCCCTCAAGTAATGATCTAACATATCAATCACACACTTTAAATGACTGCTCGCGTTATCTAGTGAGTCAGACTCGACGTCGCCAGTGTCGTTCAAGGTTTCACTTGCCTGTTTAACTAGCGCAAGTGTTTCTGTAACTTGTTTGTAAACAAGACGATCTACGCGGGTTTTGTTCTCGTTACTTATCGTAGTTGTTGCCATGTGGTGCCTCCCTTATTGGTTGTGCATTGTTTGCATCAAAGTGATGTAACCAACTCTCCAAGAAATCGTCGTCAGTGTGTCCGCCGAGTGCTTTATCAATGTACATAATGTCGCACCACGGATACTCCTCCCCTAGGCAATCCAACACTTGTTCTTTTGTTTCTGCAAATACATTAGCAACAAAGTACCGCGCCGGTTGAAATGGTGGGTTCTCCGTATCCTGATCCAACAGGATGCAACACCACCGGCAAACCATTGGCATATGATCCGCATGTACAAAGTGTGGTTTAATGTTTCGGTATTGTTCCGCAATCATTTCAATAAACTCCCGTCACTAATCCGTCCCCTTGATCGACGACAACAGTATCCTTTGTCTCAATCCAAACTTTAGCACCACAAGATAGCGGCTTGTCTGGTGAGTATACTACGCGACAAGCTCCGTTAATAGTTGCGCTAAAACCTTTTGTGTTGGTTAAGCTTGTTTTTACGGTAACAACCGGACGCAAGTCGTCGGGATTCTTTGCATTGTGCCTGATGTTGTGTTGGTTTATGTGTATGCGTTTTATTGTCACGTTAACTTCTCCCGTTTCGTGAATGAACCACCACAGTACAGAACCTTTATTGTGTAGGGTATTAGACTTTGGTCGTACAAAGAAAAGAAAGTTAATCTTGCATAAACAAAGGGCGGCTACTCCCTTGCTGTGATGGGGTTGACCGGCGGGGTTAGCGCGAGAGTATCATGAGATTTTAGGTTTTGCAATTCTTTTCGGCTGACATTTTTAATTGCCGCTGACAATTTCGGTTGACAGCTTAAACCAGCTCTTTTAAAATCCGGCTGACAAATTCAATGGAGGCTTATAGCCCATGCAAATCAAAGAACATGTAGAGTCCCTCGGGCTCTTCGACGGGGAATCTCGCAGAAGCAACTGCCCTTCGTGTGGGCACACCAATACATTTTCCGTGACAAACACAAACGGCGAACTCATGTGGAATTGCTTCCATGCTGAGTGCGATGTGAAGGGCAGAACGGATCGCCGGATTACTCGTGACAATGTACACAGCATACTGAGTAAAAATACTCAATCAACTGAGCAAAGTGTACCCTTCGAGAAACCCAAGTCTTGGTCCCGTCAAATCTCACAAAAGGGTTTGGACTATGTTGACAGCGTAAACACCTCCGGACGTTACGATGACATTTACTACGACGTCAGACATAAGAGACTCGTGTACGCCATTCATGACAATGACGGTAGGCTAGTTGATGGTGCAGGACGTACCCTAATCGGGGCCCGCCCTAAGTGGTACCGTTACGGTAACTACCGCGGTGGGTTTAGGATCGGCACATCCGGTGTGGCATTTGTTGTGGAAGACATCCCCTCCGCCGTCAGCGTTAGCGATTGGGTTACAGGATATGCCCTTCTCGGTACTAGCCTACGTGACGAACACATTGCAGAATTGATTAAGTTTGACAAAGTTATTGTGGCTCTCGATAAAGATGCTACAGATAAAGCCTTGACATATATGCGAGCCTTAAATAGTCTCGTTCCTACCAGCATTTTGATGTTGGACCAAGACCTTAAATCTCTAGGAGATACAGCACGTGAACAGCTCATTAGATCAGCACTCGCTTGAATCGACAATCGTTTCTTTTTGCTTACGTAAAAAGTGTTACGATCGTGTAAAAAACTTACTGGATAGTTCAATGTTTGAGGGTGATTGGGGTCCTATATGGAAGACCCTAGTTGACGCCCACGCTCAGTACAGTGACGATGACATTTCACTCAAAGAATTGGGTGCTTTGTTTGACACAAAAAATCCTGCTCTCCCCCCTTCTACTCGGGACAGGTACCACGCTACGTTCAACAGTATGAACGTCGACTCAGGGACCTCATACACGCTACAGGATGATGTCATACGAAAGTTCTGGATGCGTAACCGCGCTAGGATTATTTCCCAACTTTCTGTTGACATATTTTTAGGAAAATCAAATGAATTCGGAGAACTCAAAAGACTCATTGAGAGTACAGCGGAGGATTCGATCGGTGAGAAGACGACGTACACGCAGGTGGACATGGGGCTCGATGAGCTTTTGGACGCCCTTACGTTGGAACCCGATTTTCCATTCGACTGGCCACACCTCAGCGATTCCGTTCCGGGGTTGGATCGCGGGCATTTTGGAATCATCTTTGCTCGACCGGAAACGGGCAAGACTACATTCATATCTTTCCTCGCTCAGAAGTTCCTCAAGCAAGGCTTTACCGTTGCGGTTTGGGGAAACGAGGAGCCGGCTATTAGAACTAAACTACGTATCATCCAGAGTTATTTTGAAGTTACGCGGGAAGAATTGTCTGAGAGGCGGGGAGACTTTACAAAAGTATGGGCTGAGAAGATCGCTGATGGTCTCCATGTTCTTGACTGTGTTGGAACGACCATTCAGGAGATTGACGACTGGTGCAAGATTAACAAACCGGACATCATCTTCATTGATCAACTTGACAAAGTAAAAATCGCCGGCAAGTTTAACCGAGGGGATGAAAAGCTAAAGGAGATTTACTTGCAAGCTAGGGAAATAGCTAAGAAAAACAATTGCTTAGTGTGGGGTGTCTCGCAGGCTTCAGCAGAGGCCGACGGTAAAAGATCAGTGGAGTATCAATATCTTGACAACTCAAAAACAGGTAAGGCGGGGGAAGCAGACTTGATCATAGGAATTGGTAAACGGCCTGACAGGGAGAACGAACAGAACTTTTCTCGAGGGTTGTGTGTGTCTAAAAACAAGCAGAACGGGTGGCATGGGACTGTCGACGTGATGATTGATATTGAAAGGGGAGTATATTACTGATGTATAGCAAAGGTATGAAAGGAACAATTAGTGAATTGATTTGCGCTCGTGAATTAGTTCAGGAAGGTTACGACGTTTTTACTGCTGTTGCCGATCGTGGTTTAGTTGACATTGTGGCTATCCACCCAGTTACAGGTAATATTCGTCTGGTTGACGTTAAGACATTGTCTCGTAGAACAGCGGATAATACTAAGATACAGCGATACATTACACCTGCTCAAAAGAGGATTGGTGTGGAAATTATTGAGGTAGATTTAGATGAACATCTTGACATTTGATGTGGAGACAACCCACAAGCCAAAGCCCAACGGTGGGTACACACCACTTCCCTATTTTGGTAATCATCTGGTGAGCATCGGGTGGAAGGTGGGTAATAACCCTGTGGAATATGCGTGTGTCTACCATGAGGAACGCGAGTCAGACTTGGAGCACATTGAGAAGTTCCGCAGTGACCTGAAGCTTGCCGATGTCATCGTCGGGCACAATGTGAAGTTCGATTTGAACTGGATAAAGGAGTGTGGATTCGACTATGATGGACCTGTCTACGATACTATGGTGGCTGAATACATCCTTGCGCGAGCACGTAAGTGGCCGCTATCCCTCGATGCCCTCTCGAAAAGGTATGAGGTTACTGAAAAGAAGAAAGACCTTACGGAGGATTATCTCAAGAGTGGCAAGACATTCGCGCAGATTCCGTGGGAGATCGTAGAGGAGTATGGTATTGCTGACGTAGAGGCTACATGGGAGGTGGCTGACAAACAAGTAAGGGAGAAGTACAGCACAACGTGGGAGGAGCTGTATGGTGAAGCACGATAAGTGGACTAAAAAAGAGATAGATACTCTGGTAACTATGTGGAATGCGAACCGTCCATCCAAGGAGATTGCGGAGGCACTCAACCGGAAGCGATCTACAATCAGCATGTTCGTATCCCGCTACTCTGAAGAGCTGGGTATCGAGAAGAGAATGCACCTGTGTTACGGGGGTAGACCTAAGTCAACTAAGCTTGTTCCATTTGAAAAACAATGGACGGGTGTTGTACCATGTGGACATTGGATGATTACGAAACCGTGGAAGTTGTCATGAACATCGAGCTATCAGATGAAACATTTAGCAGTATCATGGTGGCAGAGTTGCAGGAGTTACATCGGCACTGCACTGACCCCATGTTTGAGTGTGAGGACGTGGAAAAATTTCAGGCGGCAGTACGCCTCGTGTTAGAACAGTACATGGTACCTCAAGAGTATGTACAATGGGAGATTGAGAACACATGAAAGACCTAGAGACAGATGTACTCATCATAGTGAGGGACATGGTAGAGCACGAAGATGGCTCTGCAACGATGAAAATCGACACGACACCAGAAGCGACTCGACTTCTCGTGGAGATGGGGTTAGTATCCCTACTCGAGAAGGCCATTGATGAAGAGAACGACAAGTATTCTCTCGACCCTTCACTGAGGAAAGACGAGGAAAATGTGGATGAATAAGAAACCGCTAATTGACCGCGGGCTACTCGGCGGGGTAACCTTTGAATCTGCCGTTAAGTTGGTAGAGTTCCTGAGGTGCGAAGCTGACATGGACGACGACCTAACGACAGTCGAGTACTACAATGGTATGCTCGAAGGATTAAACGCAAACATGGCTGGGGAGATATGCTCCGAAGCCCTCGAGAGAGAGATCAAAGCCTATGGCATCGAAACTTGTATCAACTTTAAAGCTTTCCCTACAGATGACAGAAGTCTTATCGAGCTTGGAACGGACAGGGATAAAGATTGACCCCCTTGTCCTCGCCGAGATCGAGAAAGAATATCTTAAGGAATTCAAAACATTAGGCACAAAACTTCAGGCTATGGCTGAAGAAGCAATGGGGGATTCCCCTGTTAATTTGTCGTCGGCGGATGATCGCTCAAAGCTTTTTTATTCTCGTAAAGTTGTGGATAAGAAATCTTGGTCTG